ATTAAAGGGTATTTTACCATATTCAAAATCAGTGTCATCACCTGTGGTAGCCTTAACTTTTTTGTCATTTAGTAAACTATTAAATATTTCTTTTGCGGAATCTTTCATATTAAATCGTCTCCTTTTTCTATTCGTCTTTTTATATTTCTTTTTTGTATTGCTTCAGCCCATGCCATGCATACTGCACCACACTGAATTAATTCATTATATAAGTCATGTGTATTTTTTTCGTATACTTCTCTAGCTACTTCCCCAAACTCTTCCGCTAGAATTACAGTCCAATGTTCATCCGTGTGATGCATTTGCTCACCCCATTTATCTTCCTGCGATTCTCTTTCCGATAAAAACTGCTCAGTGACAATAGCTCTTACATGCTCAAGCTCCATCCTTCTTCTTACCTTTCTTTAGGATGTTCCTAATTTCACCATCTACTTTATCATGCACCGCTTTATAGGCTTTGTCTAAAGTTAATCCTGCTTTATCTAATTGTTCTTCTATTGGTAGTTCAGTATCAATGTCATGAATCTCCATGTCCATTCTGGCATACTGATTTGTATCTAGTGGACCTACTCTAAATGTAAATCCTAATTTAAGTCCGACTTTCGCCATCTGTTATCTCCTTTGCGATCAGCATATCTATATACTGTTTTGCTTTATATAGGTCCTCGATACCATTCTCTTTGTATCTCCACCTTGTTATATATTTTACCACATTTCCCTCTGCAAAACCCATCTGATTGTCATGTATGTAATCAAAAGGTTCTATATCAAAATGATAATGTACAGGGTCAGTAGCTTCTTTAACAGGTCTATTATATGATTCTGTAAAACTATACTGTTTATTTTCTTCTTTAGGTGTTTTATCTACTATTTCTTTTATACCCCACTTTGTCATCTGCATGTATTCTCCCCATGATAAGTGTGAATAGTTTTTATTGTAGTCTCGCCACATACCTTCTGTAAAATCGTATGGAGCGTTTGGGTTTTCCCATCCTGCTGCCATTTATATCTCCTCTATCGGTGTTAGTAGTTCTCTCATCATCACAAATATAGGAGTTCTTTCCCCCATCCATGCTCCCTCAGTGTTGTATTCAAAATATTCTACTGCTTCCATGTACGCTTCATCCCCAACTACTTTCACCATTTCTAGTTTTTCTTCATTAGTCATTTTTTCTAGATCATACTCTTTCTTTTTTTCTTTGTAAAAGTCTCTAGCAATTATTTCTATTGCTTTTTCTCTATCGTATACAGCGTAAGGTCCTTTATATTGTTGATAACCTAAACCTATAAATGCTTCTTTTAATCCATCATAGTATATGACTTCATCATCATTTTCTTCACAATGGAATACATCTTTGCTAGACATCTTGTTCCCTACTCTTTCTAAGTTTATTTGATTTTTGTTCTTGTCTTTTTACACTTTTAGGCACAAACTCTTGTTTCTGCCTGTAAGTATTTAATGTATCGTCTTTTTGTAATTGTTTTTTAAAACGTCTTAATAGTTTTTCAAAAGTTTCGTTTTTCTTTAAGTTTACTTGCATTTAGCTCCAGTCTATATGTTCCTCTAGTTTAAAAATGTTTGTTTCTTTTTCATCAGCATCTTTTTTTATCGCCCATGATGGATCACATATCTCCATGTCCACCTCTAATGGGATGTTTAGTGTGTTAGCTATCATCAATTCCTTAACTTTATCGGCTACTTCATCAAACTCATCCTCATGTATTTCACATATTATCTCATCATGTACTTGCAGAAGTAAATTACTCTTCTTATTCTGTAGGTATTTATGCACTTCAACCATTCTTTCACTCATAATGTCTGCACTTGTACCCTGAATTAAGTAGTTTACACCTCTATATGCAAAATCAGCAGGTACTTTATAAATTCTATTGTACCTACTACGCACTGTCCCCCTAGTTTTAATAGTTCTAACCACCGCATCAAAGAATCTCTTAGACCCTTTCATATTGTTAAGATATGTTGTCTTATAATTAGCTGCTTCAACAGCTGTAGTGTTAAGTTGCATAGATAATTTATCTCTTCCTATACCATATATAACTCCAAACGTAATTGATTTAGCTAATTGTCTAAAAAACTTAAACTGTGGGTCAGATTCTTCAATATTAAATGCAATTTTAGCTGCTTCCCCGTGAAAATCTACGTTCTCCTGCTTCATAAGTTCATTCATCTCTTCATTGTTAACATAATACATAAATACACGTACTTCCATTTGTGAATAATCATATGCAACCATCTTATATCCGGGTCTTGGAACAAATAAATGCCTTATCGCTACTTGTTTGGGATCATACTGATTAAATTTGTCTCCCCCCAAGAAACTCCACGTTTTTATAACGTCATCAGTCAAGTCTGTTCGTGAGTTACCGCCCTTACTAGAGATTAAAGCAGCGACTCTATCTTTAATATCAACTTTGTCAGCATCCGACAGCTGTCTATCTTCAACATATACTACATCTCTAGGTATATTCTGCAAGTTTGGGTTACGAGATGATAGTCTACCTGTTACTGTACCCCAATTACAGAAGTTAGTATGTAAAACTGGCATCTCTAGATAAGGTTCTATATATGTAGAGCTATATTTCACAAGTGTTCTATATTGTCTTATCATACCTGCGAGTGGATTATTAAGTTGTACTAATACTGCTTCATTCCACGCCTCTGCACCCGTGCCTGTTCTAGCAGGCGAATGAACTCCCATGCCATTAAATATCTCCCCAATTTGTTTAGGACTACTAATATTAAATTCTTGCCCCGCTAATTCATATACCTGTAACTTCAAATCATCTATCCTCTTAATCATTTTCTCGTGTGCTACTTTAGCGTATTGATTATTAATAGGCACCCCACGTTTTTCCATGTCGTACAATGTTTTAGTTAGCTCACATTGAAACTCAAAAAGCCCTGTTTGTTTTGTTTCTTCTAGTTTTACTAATCTATCCGTGTACACCCTGCGTGTCCACTCAACATCTTTTATGCAGTATGGACCTAAAACAGATGGTGGGGCTAGTGAAAAGTCTTTATTCCATTTGTTTTTACGTAATACTTGTTTTGTATCTATATCATATTGCCCAGCCTCTTCGCCATAACTTCTATTAATAGTATCTGTTAAGCTCAATTGATTTATAGTAGTAGGTTCAGTCATTCTAACCATAACTAAAACATCGACTAGCTTCATGCTATCTATATTTATACCTTCATTTTCTAAAAACTTAGCATCAAACTTTACGTTATAACCCACTAATGTCTTGCAGTGGTCATTTATATATGCGACCAACGCCTGTAAATTACTTTGAGATAAATTAGGTTCGTCTGACTGATGCCTGAAAGGAAAGTAATATGTAGCACTGTCAGACATGTTTGTTAAACCTATACCACATAGTTGATTCATGTTGTATGGGTCTAAGCCATTAGTCTCAACATCTATAATAAATTCCGATGTTTTAGGTAATGAGAGTAATGTGTTTTGAAATGTGTCTTTAGTTACTATCATTGGATTAAACAAGCCCCCCGGTAGGACATCAACCGAGGGACTTATAGTTATGGAGGTCCCCATTAAAAGGGCATATCGTCATCATCATTAACTGACACAGCTGTATCAGGGACTGATGTATCTACACTGCTGCCATATCGCTGGTTTAAGTATTCTTTCATAGGCATTAGATTCTTAACCTCAGCTTGTTTATCTTCTGGCAACTCATGCTCTTTGTTAGTATTAGTAACGGTGTACGTGGTATCTATTGATGCACCACGTCTTTTGACTGACAGTACAAACTTATTGAGGGTGCCTACTTCGTTGTATACATCTACAACTTGTCCCCAATTACCATTACCTCTACCAAATTTTAGGGAAAATACTTTAAAGTCATTTACAACTTCTTTATATTTCTTAGTGCCTGTAGGGCTTACTACTTCTTCCCACGTATCAACTCTTTTTTCGTTGTGCAAGATGTCAGTAACATATACCCACAGTGCAAATTTTCTACTCGGTAGTCTTCTTCTACCATCTTCCCAATGCATAGCTTCGCTTGGAACTTCCTCTACAGGTTCTCCATCTACTACTAACACTGATTTAATTCTTTTTTCAGGACCACTTTGAAATTCATACACTTCAAATTCGTCTAAATGCGGGTCGCCTTCTTGACCTGTAGCCGCCGGCAACATAAAAACTTGATCTCCATCTTTTAACCAAATTTCTTTACCGCTATTTGATTGTGTTGACATAGCAGTCGTTCTTTTATTTAAGTTATCTTGTATCATACTGATTCCAGACATATATCCTCCTTACCAGTACTGTCTATTGTTTATTATATTTTTAAGTATATCATATGATCTGACATCCTGCACATCTTTATACCCGTCAGGTATCTCAATGTATGACAATGCGATTTTGTGCCTTAGCTCATAGTCTAATCTTACACTACCGCGTTGTCCAGCCACATCATTATCTAAGCATACCACGATTTCTTTAGTTGGTAAACTTAATAATAGTTCTATTTGTCGTTTTGAAGGAATCGCTCCTAAAATAGACACAGCATGAAATCCTAATTGATTCAACCATATTGCGTCTAATGGACCCTCTGTCACACATACCATATCAGTATTTGATTCTAATTGATTCTGACCAAATAGTATATGTGATTTTTTAAAACCTTTTGAATATAAATATTTTGGTATTTGATTTTCTTGTCTAACAACCCATCCAACTGCCCTATTATTATCATCTAACATCGGGATAACTAAACCATTACTGCCTGTAACACCACAATACCATTTTTTCATGCTTTCTTTTGTAAAGTCTCTATCAAATATCCACTGTGGAACACTGCCTAATTTATATGGTATCTCAACCTCTGGTAATGTTGTTTGTTCTTCTTCTTCAACGAATGTAAATAAATCATCTTCTGCAATAGTTTTGTATTTACTTAGATAGTCTGTGAC